GTTCAGTTCCGGTACCGCCGAAGCCATCACGTTCGGGACCACTATGACCACCGCTGTAGGCCTCCAGGCTTCCGGCGGCGACTTCGACTTCATCGACGTCACGACGATTCACGACAACGTGAAGAAGCAGGTGCCAGGCACGGCCGCCGCCGGCGTGTACACCTTTGACAACCTGTGGGACCCGGCTGACACGGCGCTGGCCGCGCTGAAAGCAGCATCCGACAACCAGGCGCAGCGTTGTGTGCGTTTCACCTTTGCCGGTGGTCAGAAGGTGCTGTTCAACAGCTATGTCGGCTGCACTCTGTTGCCGACCGGTAACGCGCAAGACAAGGTCACGACCCCGCTGACAGCAACGATGTTCGGCCGTCCGACCGTGTACGCGACGTGATAGCCGCTGTGCGCCGCGGATGCGGTCACGCGGCGCACAGTTTTTCAACCAGTAAGGAACCGCAATGCCAGTCCTCAAAAAATCCGAAGTAGCAACCCCCGACTTGAGCAATGAAGAAGTCGTAGCAGTTCCAGAGCTTGGCGGGGACGTCATCGTGCGAGGCCCCGGTTTATCCGAGCGCCTGGAGTTGGCAACGCCTGGTGATGCGCAATCGCGAAGCAAGTTCGCCCATATCGCCAAGTTGCTGGCGGTCTCGGTGCTCGATGCCGACTATGAGCCGATCTTCACCGTGAAGCAGTGGGAGGCTTTCGGTCGTAAAGGAAAAAACCTTGCGGCGGCAATGCGCCTGTGGGATATCGCCTGGCGCCTCGGCGATTTTGATGGGGCTCAAGCAGCAAAAAACGAGGAAGCCCCGACCTCCGCCTAGCCATGCGGCTGGCGCTCAGGATGGGGCGCACATTGCGGGAGCTATGCGAGAGCATGTCGTCCGCAGAATTCAGCCTGTGGATCGAGGCATATAAAGACGATCAGTGGGGTGGCAAGGACGACGACTTCCGAGCCGCAGTCGTAGCGTCTACTGTCGCCAATTTCGCGGGCAAGCAACTTGCGAATAACGCGACCACCACACCGCAGGACTTCATGCCGATATATGGCGACCAACAGGAAGAAGTGCAAAGCGAACCAGATCCGCTCGCTTACTTCACCGCAGTAGCAAACAGCATTCCGTTCAAGAAGGAATAGCAATGCCATCATTGAGCATTGACATCGAGGCGCGCTATGCCAAATTCCAGGATGCCATGTCCAGGATCGAGGCATCCGCTAAAAAGTCCGCGGGGAGTATCCAGCAGTCGTTCAGCTCGGTCAATAGCACCCTTTCCGGTCTTGGTGTCGGCGTGTCCACTGCAGGATTGGTCGCGATCGTCAAGAATGCCATCGACGCCGCCGACCATCTGAACGACCTTTCGAAAAAGACCGGTGTTGCCGTCGACGTGCTGGGTGGGATCGGCTTTGCGGCCACCCAGGCCGGCGGAGACTTGAATACTGTTGCGACTGCAGTTGGAAAGCTGAATAAGACGATCGCCGAAGCTGGCTCAGGTAACAAAGAGGCAGTAGCTGCCTTTGAGGCGCTTGGCATCAGCGTAGAGGCTGGCGCGGGCAAGCTGAAAACCGCTGATAAAGTCCTGGTCGAGATCGCCAACAGATTCCAAAACTTCGAGGACGGACCCGAAAAGGCGGCGCTCGCGCTGAAATATTTCAGCAAAGCTGGCGCAGACATGATTCCGCTCCTGAATGATGGCGGCGAAGCGCTTCTCAGGAACATCGAATATTTCCAAAAATACTCTGGTGTCACGCAGGATATCGCTGAAAAGTCCGATGCGTTCAACGACACCCTGGAGAAAATTCATCTGTTATCCGGTGCCGCCGGCAACCAAATTGCGGCGGAGCTGTTGCCAACACTGCAGCTGCTGGCCGAAAGATTGCTGGAGGTAAAAGAGAGCAGTGGTGGCTTCAGTTCGGTTGGAAAGGCGATCAACACCGTCGTGGAAAGCATCGCGGTCCTTGGCACCAATGTCTCATACACCTTCAAGCAAGTCGGAAATGAGATTGGTGGCATTGCCGCCCAACTGGGTGCCCTTGGGCGCCTCGATTTCAAAGCATTTAGTCGTATCGCCGAGGAAATGCGCGAGGATGCCAAGGCTGCCCGCGATGCCGTGGATAAGCAAACTGCCGAAATACTGGATCCAAGAAAGGGACAGCAGCAACCCGGCTCGATTCCATCCGAAATTCAAGATCCATTGACCCCGCCCAAAGCAACGGCGCCAAGACTTCCTGCCGCCGGCACAGATCCAGCGATCGCCAAATTGGCGGTCCAACTGCGCGAACTGGAGCGGATGAACGACCGCGAGCGTGAACTCCTGGCCGAGCGCAATGAGTTCCTGCAGGACGCCTATCAGAAAGACCTGATCTCGATTGGCGACTACTACGCCGCCCGCAAGGGTGCATCCGACGAGGCTCTTGCTGCACAACAGGAAAACATCGCCAAGGAAATCAAACTCCTGCAGGGGCGTAAAGCCAAGGACGCCGCCGAACAGGCGCAGAACGAAGCCAAGATCAAGGAATTGATTGAGAAGAAGGCTGAACTGCAGGAGAAGGCCGGCACCGACGCGATCCGTCGCATTCAGGATCAGGCAGTCGCGTATGGGCAGTTGCAGCGCTCCATCGAGGAAGTCAATACTTCGCTGCTAGAGCAGCAGGGCCGGGCCGGTGAAGCGTCAGCACGCCGCTTTGACGAACAGAATCGCCAGTTGCGCCAGAAACTCGAAGCTGAGCTTGCTACAGCGCAACAAAAGAAGGACGGGCCTGCGGCGACGGTGGCCACCAAAGCCCTGAATAACTTGTCGTCGTTGCGGGACATAATTGTCGCGCAAGGCAAGTTGAACGACCTGCAGGAGCTCGGCGGCCGCCTCCAGTCTGACTTGTCCATCGCCACTGAGCGCGCACAGATTGCAGCGCAAACCGGGGCACAGAGCGAACTGGAAAGCCTGCGTCAGGTAAGCGATGCGCGCGCACAAACCGCCTTGGATCTTAAGGCAGTCGCCGATGCATACGCCGACATGGCCGCAAAAACTGGCAACCCGGCCATCATCCAGCGTGCCAAGGAGTTCCAGGTCGAAGTCGAGGCATTGGCTGCCTCTGCTGATCTGGTGCGCGAGAAGTTTGAAGGCGTCTTTGAATCCGGCTTCGAGTCTTTCTTCGAGAAGCTGACCAGCGGCACGGCCAGTGTCAAGGATGCCTTCAGGGCGATGTTCTCCAGCATCTCGTCTGAACTGACGAGGATGGCCGCGCAGGATCTCGGCAAGCAACTGTTCGGGAAGAACGGCGGTTTCGGCGGCGCCGTGGATTTCGTGTCGCAGCTTTTTGGCGGCAAGAGCGCCGCACCCACGGCAAGCAGCGCTGTTGCTGACACAGTAGCAAAAGCCACCTCCGCTGGTACCGAGGCAACATCCGCAGCAGCTGCATCTGCTGCCCTGACTTCGCTTTCCACGGTAACTGCTACCGTCGATGCCTCAATGGTTGCACTTAGCACAACCACGATTGCCGTCGATACGTCTCTTGTGACTCTGGCTGGATCGGCATCCGCAGCTGCGGCCGCATTGACGGCAGCAGCAGCTGCCGCTGCCAGCAAAGCCTCAAGTGATGGTGCTAGCGGCCTACTCGATCTATTCTCAAGCTTCTCATCGACCGCAGCCAACGGGAATATCTATGACCTTGGCAACTTGGTCCCGTTCGCCAAGGGAGGTATTCCTGGCGTGGTGGATAAGCCCACCATGTTCGCCATGTCGGGCGGCAGGGCTGGCTTGATGGGCGAGGCAGGACCGGAAGCCATCATGCCTCTGCATCGCGATAAGCAAGGCGAGCTAGCCGTCAAAATGATCGGTAATCGCGGCGAGAGCATGATGCTGCCGTTGGCGCGCGATGCCAGCGGCAAACTGTCCGTGCGCGCCCCGGATGGCGTAATTCACGCATTTGCCAATGGTGCCGTATTTAGATCTGGCTCGATCTCACCTACATTCCGTACCAATGCCGCCGGCGCCTTGGACGGAGTCATTTCCAGCCAATCCGGTGGCTGGATGTCGGCCGCAGAAAGCCATGAGTCCACTGTGATCCAGAACATCAATGTCAGCGTCCCGCCAGGCACCCTGCGCGAAAACGCCGATCAGGTAGCCGCCAGAACGGCAATCGCCATCGCTCGCAGCAATCGGAGGAATAACTGATGTCGTTCCTCGAAACCCCCCGCTTCCCTGACTATCTGGCGTTTGGCCTCGTCGTCGGCCCTGTCGATTCGCGCACCAGCATTCGCACTGAGGGTGGCCAGGTGTTCACGAACCTGAACTGGTCGCACTACCTTACCCGATTTGATGGAACGACTACCGCCAGGACTCAAGCGCAGCGCGATGAGATTGATGCATTCTTCCGAGCAGTGCGTGCCGATGGGTTTCGCGTCCGGGACTACTCCGATTACCAGGCTGGGTCCAGCGGGGTGCTGACGCAGCTCACATCGACCACTTTCCAGCTTGGAAAAAGCTACACCAAGGGCAGTGCGAGTTACACAAGGAAGATCACCAAACCAGTAAGTGCCATCGCGGTGGCAGGCGGTGGCAGTTATACGGTGGATTACACCACCGGCATTGTTACCAAGGTTTCTGGCGCCAACCCGACAAGCTGGACTGGTGAGTTCGATATTCCAGTGCGATTCGAGACCAACGAACTCACCTGGCAAGTAGTTGCCCGCGCAGCTGGTGGACTGATGTATGTCGCCGACGAATTGAAAATGATGGAGATTGTTCTATGAAGTCGATGTCCGCCGAGTTGAAGGCGCACTTCGCGCTTCCAGTTACGACCATTGCACACCTGATAAAGATGACGCGGGTTGATGGCGAGGTGCTGGCTGTGACACCGGACCATGACCAGGATATCACTTTCGAGTCGGTTACCTATAAGTCTGCCTTCGGCATCATCCCATCGTCAGCGGAAACGAGCGCCGCGATGAATGTCGACACAATGGATGCCAAGGGTGCGCTATTGGCACTGGGCGTCACCGAGGCGGATATTGCTGCTGGCCTGTGGGACCTGTGTGACGTTCGAGTCATGCGCGTCAATTACAACGATCTAACCATGGGCGCCGAGAAGTTGAAGCGCTTCACGTTTGGCGAAATCTCGGTCGGCCGTGGCACTTTCGAAGCAGAGTTTCGCGGCATCTCGCAAAAGCTCCAGCAGACCCTTGGCGATGTCGTGTCGCCCTCCTGCAATGCCAACCTGTTCGATACGCGCTGCGGCGTCGCGGAAACGCTGAACACTTGGAAGTTCACGAATAAGGCAGTCACCACCGCAACCAGCCAGCGGCAATTCACGATCTCAAGCCTGGCGCAGGCGGCGGATTACTTCACGGCCGGCAAAGTCCAGTTCACAACCGGACTGAATAGTGGGCTCTCAATGGAGATCAAGCAGCACTCTGCCGGCGGCGTCTTCATCCTGCAAGAGGCAATGCCTTACGCGATTTCCAATGGTGATCAGATGACGGTATGGGCAGGATGCCGCAAACGCGCGACCGAGGATTGTGCCACCAAGTTCAACAACATCGTCCGCTTCCGGGGCTTCAATAAGTTGCCTGGGCAAGACCAAATGTACAAGGGCATCTGATGGATCGGGACGCCCTGATTGATGCCGCCAAAGGCATGATTGGCACGCCATTCCATGCGCAAGGGCGTGCGCCCGGTGTCGGCCTTGATTGCGTCGGCCTGGTCATTTGCGCCGCACGTGCCGCAGGGTTCGAGCCGGAGGATCGCGCCGCCTACCCGATGCGCCCTGACGGAACGTTGCAGCCGTCCATGGA